GAAGCCTTTGTCGCGGTGGCGACGATCTAAAGGGGAGGCTGTTCGTGAAGTCCAAAAAAAGTTGTTGGAAAAGGGTTTCAATTGCGGTACTGCTGACGGCGTATTTGGTCGCCGTACTCAGTCTGCTGTCAAAGCGTTTCAAAGAACTCAAGGTTTTTTAAAAGCCGATGGGGTCGTGGGGCGCAACACTTTTCATGCTATGTTCTACCGATAAGGAAACCTAATGGAAGATAAAAAAGATGCTGAAGTCCAAGTTGAAGAATCTGAAGGCCAGCCTCGGTCTGCTGTGGATCAGGCTGCTTCATTGAGGGAAATGGGTTTAGCCAATCATCATCGTACCCCTCGTTCGTTCGGAAAGTAGGAAAACAAATGCCCAAAGTTGGTAAAAAAAGTTACCCGTATACTGCTAAAGGTAAAGCGGCTGCCGCTAAAGCGAAGTCTGCTCAAAAAAGAAAGAAGAAGTAATGGATTATCGAGATGTTGTGGAACGTGCTGCTTGGACTGCTGTTCAAGCGTTCCTGAGTGTCCTTGTGTTGACAGATGTTGCTTCTATCGAAGCAGCGTTGGTGGCAGCAGGCGGCGCTCTAATTAGTGCCGTGAAGACTGTGGCTGCTGCTCGTTTGGCAGAGTAATGGACGAGTCGGAGGGGTGGACGGCTTTTGTAGAAGAGTACGACTATCTCTCTGACGAGATTTACGGCGACCTTGTCACCGAATCTCACTTGTTTGACATCGATGACGGCATCCACGCCAAGTTCACGCAAAGCGGAGAACTAGGTTTGCTGTTGGTGTTTGAACCCGATGAAGCGGAAGGTCTTCTCGCTGCGTTCTATGCCGGGATGGACGGAGTGGAGGAAGCGGAAGCAACGTTCGCCATGTGGGCGGCATCCCTGATGGGGATGCTACGCCGATGCTTGACCAACTTGGACGACGAGGACTAAAAGCCTCTGTGCATCCAGTCTTGTATTCGTTCATCGTGAGTCAAGTCAAGCATTAGTTTGCGCCGTATCTTGTCGCGTCGCCGCGCTAAAGATGTTTTAGGGATCGAAACGATAACCGCTAACCCTCGCAGTGACAAGCATTCAACGAACAACGCGTTGAAAATGAATTGTTCTTCTTCGCTGAGATTCCCTATGGCTTCACCAACGGCGTCTTTTAGTTCTGCGGTCGCTTCGAGCGACGGCAGGACAGGCTCCTCGTGGGGCGACAGTTGCATGAGTTGCTCTGTTGCCCCGTAACGGTGGCCCGTTATTGATGAAGTTGAGGTTGTAAACTCTTTAACTATTTCCCGTTTTTTCGCCATCTGCCGTCCAAGTAAACATACTGGTTTTGAGATGCCAATAAGGCTTCTCTCCGCCGGGGTCTTTAAAGGTACCTATAGTCACTTGGTCGCTTTTGGTCATACGCATAAGATCGTTTAACGGTATACGCATATATTTGTCTCGGGACGAATCCCAAAAGAACATGTCAACGGGAAGCAAAGGCGCCCACGATGTTTGCAGCACTACCATTTTTTCGCATTTGAGTTTAATCCCTGCCCTTGGGGAGCATCCTTGCACCTCGACGAACGCTAAACCGTCGTCGATGTAATCAGGGGTGTAACGGGTCATCAACGGGAGTTTCCCTACGGAAAACGGTGGACGGCACAGGCCGTACCGAATCCATTTCTCCCCACTGTTGCGTTCAAACGCCGCTTCGGCATCGTCACCCATCTTGTCGAGCCTTGTACCCCACGCTTTCGTAGAGTAGTTAGCGTATTGCGATTCAGTCTTTGTCATCGTGGTCTACTTTCACAGCCGATATACGGACAACCTGTTTGTCGTCCTCCCAAGCCACTTTGTTTAAAGCGTCCAAGGTGAGTTTAACATAGTTATCTAAGTCGCCTTTCAACACTCCTGCATCATGCGGTGACTCCATTACTGTCAATATTGTTTCCGTCGGAGAATACCTTATCGTTACTTCTACAGGGCCGCTAAAGATTTCCCCTACCTGCTCTGCCCAAGCAGCCGACACTATGTCTTCGGCCTCTAACGTTTTTTTAGGTGTATAAGCGTACCCTTTTTTAGTTACCCGCGGGCGGGCTTTAACTGTTGGCCTACGGTCAACAACTATTGTATGTACTTTAGCCATTGCTTTTCAGCGTCCTTTCCACTATTTCCCACAACCGCTCTTTGCCGTCGTGGCGTTTCGCAAACTTGCCTCCCCATTCGGCGTCTGCTGATTCCAATTCTGTCAAAATGTCTACTCCGGGGTAGCCTTGTTCCCTCATCGCGTGAGCCAACGCAACTAACGCTTGCGACCTGTCGCCGTGCGGCTTTTCAGCGGTACGGCGCGGCCCGTTTCTACGGATCGCGCCTGCCAAACCTCGCATATTGGAAGTCGACAGGCCACGGTAAGCGATTTGGGGGATTACTTTGGGTTTTGGTTTCACATACAAGGCTAGCACAGGATCCCAATCTTCTAGGGATAGTCTTGTGCTGTACGCTACATGGGCAAAATCTTCGACCGTCATGTCGTCCCCTGTTTCGGGATCGAGTACAACGTTCCGTCCGACACGACTTTGGATCGTACCTGACGAATCTACTTTCGACGGGTACGGCAACCGCACTCCGTTGCCCCACCCTTTGCCGCCTAGCATTGTTTGTTTCGGGTTGACTTCCTTGGTGGGTGCGTCAACGATTTTGCATACGGCCAGTAACCCATTGCGAACATCAACAGCGGGCATTGCGTCAATGAAAAATACCCACAGGTGGTAGCCCTTGGAACGGGATCGCTCAACCCACGATGGGACATCGAGTTGCCACAGCAAGGTTTGTACGTTGGTGGCGTGGATTAATGATTCTTCGTCGCCGTCATCCCAATCTACGCATCCCCAATGCACGACGTATCTGTCGTCTATTTTTTCTAATGGGTACACGCCTATTGGTTTTTTGTGGTCTGCGAAGTGTTGCAGCATCGCTTTGTAAAATACTTCGCCTGAGGCTTCGTAACCTTCTCCTGCACTGTTTACCCACGGTCTGAATCCTTTCCCGTCGTCGGGGTTGTCTATGGCTATACGCCCCCCCCGGAACAATGTCACAAATTGTTCAACGGGGGTTTCTACTTCCGTCATCAGTCATCCCTCCATGAACAAAGCACCCACATACCCCAAACGACAATAACAATCCAACCTACGGTCATCAAATTAAGCATTGGGATGCTCCCCCCCGTCGGGAATCAATTCATCCCAGTACGGGTGAATGTGTCCGCATTGTGAATCCATGTAGTATGTGTAATCACCCAAACGGGCGGTACGTTTATTTTTACACAGATTCATTTGGACACTGTTCTCATGGTAGTCGATTTCCCATTCGGACAAGTCGGGTCTATCTTTTTTGCGGTACACCTCGAGAACAAAAATTGCTTCTTGTTCCCCTCCGTACCTGCCTGCGTGGATACCCGCGGCTTTACCGCGGTCACCTGCTGATCGGCCTGCTTGGTGAACTAACGCAATAGGGACACGTTGTACTTTCGCCCATCGTTTAATTGCTTGCGCTTTCGCTGTGACACCGCTCGCGTCGGCTTCGCCTCCGGGTAGCAATTCAAGATAGTCGATCATGCAGAACGACGGGTTCCTACCCCACCACGCACGAGCCTCATCCATCGCTGCCGACATAGATTCAAGCGACATCGATTCGTCGATGATCGCCACTCGTGACAGTTCGTTAGTTGCCGCTCGTTCCAATTCGGCGAGCGTATCTTTGTCTCCTGCTTTGATGGCTTCTTCCACCTCGGAAGAAGAACGTCCTTGTAGTAGACAAAAAAGTTTCATGACGACAAGTTCGCGGGGTTCATCCATTGAGAAAATGACAACGTGGGCTTCGGGGTCGTTCACAAGGTTTGTCACAATGCTGTTTAACAGCACTTGTGATTTACCCGTGTGGCTCCGGCCTACTACTAGCAGCAACTCTCCACGGCCTATGCCGCGTGTCGCTATGTCAATTTCTGAGAACCCTAGATACCAGCGTTCTGACGGGTTGCGGATAAACCCAATAAGGTTTTCCATAACCGCCGGGGTTAACGCAAAACGAAGTGGCTTCCTGTTCCCAGAAACCTCTGAGGCGACTATAGAGCCATCCTCAGGGGTTTCTAGTGCTTCAGGGGCGGTGCTGCCGCTCGCCGCCGCCTTAGTGGCGGCAGCGAGACGAGCAGCAACTTCGTCCTGCGAGTGCAGGACAGCCGACATTAAGCGCGCACCTCGCGGGCGACACCCTTGAGGGCTTCAGCATCTTTGGCGGTGAAAGGACACACGAACCAATCAGGGATCAGCGGTGTGCCATCTTTCTTCGACAACCAAACACCCTTACCGTCAGCCTTACGCTTGTAGTCAGGGCCGTTAGCGTTCACGTCTTTGTCAGGATTCAATTTGTCCTGCCAGTTCGGTGGCCACCACATGTTTTGGTTATCCATCAAGTCGCGCCAAACATCTTGAAGGCTTCCGCCCTCTTTGTTCGAGTTGGCGTTGCTGTAGGATTTATTCCCCGACGACGGTGCCGCCACGGGATTAGCCGGAGCGTTTTTCCGAACGCTTTTGTTAAGGAGGCGTACGCCTTGCTCATCGAGTTCATACCCGACACCAAGTGCCTCATAGTTAGCGATCTCCAAAGTGGTTCCCCACTTGGCGATCTCCTTGCCTACATCCTCCATCGACGCATCAGCGTCCATTGGGATAGTTACGCTGCATGATGCTTCAGCAGGTTCATAATCACCCGTTTGGATGACCTGCCTCCGAAATACAGTAATACTGTTATTGTTATTTTCTATTTTCATTCCCTATTTCTCCTTAGTCTTGGTTAGAAGGGATCTGGCCCAGCATACTGGCCTCGACATGTTTTCCAAGCACCGCACCATTTAGGTGAACAATGCCAGCCGTTCATGTTGAGAGGCCATACTGGTAAATTGGCGTTTATAAGGGTGCCAGCACTTCGGGCTAGAGCGACCAAACTCTCCCATTGTGGCGGCCCAAAATACACCGTGGTTCGATGCACTTTGCCCTTAACTAAATACACAAACTCAAACGGTAACGGTTCTTCAAAACCGTAGAGTTCGTTCACCGCATAGGTGTATGCGGCTGCTTGCACTGACCATCGTTTCTTCTCCCACTCCGCATGAGGTTTCCTGCCGGGGTTTTTCCAATCAACGATTGGCAGCGGGTATTCCTGTACGAGGTCGATGGTTCCCTGTAACCATATTTCAGGGCCATCTGTGTCAGTCACTAATGGGATTTCAAACCGTTCCTCAACGGCGATGGGCCGCATGGCGGGACGAACTTCGTCCCACCACACAGCACTATTGGCTTGAATTATTTCCTCACACTCACGGTCAGTGTGATTCCATGCAACAATTTCATTGTTGTTTTCTAGCCAATAGTTCATCGAACCTGCAATCATGTCTTCACGACTCAAAGGATCGCCAGCCATCATGGACTCGAGCAAACATTGCTCGATACCGTAATGAACTGCCGTCCCGATCATCGTTGAACTTGATTCGGTTCTTTCCGATAAGCCTAGCATATCTTGTCTAGCCCGTTCGGGACACATTGCTAGTGACCCCAACCATGACTGTCGTAGAATTATTCGGCCATCTTCGGAGATCATGCGCTTCTCAAATCCTGTCTCGCCATAAGGCGTATCTGCTCCAGCCGTCTGGCAAGATGCTCGCTGTCATCCATCCAAATGCCCCATAAGGCTATTTGGATTCCCGTCCCTATCGCAAGAGCCGTTTTAGCGAATTCTGGACTTTCGTCGCCAACCGAAGCCATCAGCCCAGTTCCTTTCACTTTGTCCCGATGGCGAAGCCAGTCGGCGGCAAGTTCCACGACCTCCTTGGCAAAATGATTCGCTTGAACCCGCTTTGCCTCATCGGTGGACGACAGTTCAGCGTTGGCTGCGTCCCAATCGTTTTCGTTCATGTTTTCCATAGTAGCACCTCCAAGTGCAAAAGTGGTGGATCCTCCAAAACTCCTTGGGGAACCCCCACCCCCCCCTAAAGGGGGGTGGGGGTTCTCTTGGTGGTTTGGGAAGGGGCGACAAGTCTCAGGCGAGATCTGTCGGTTTTGGGAAAGGCACGACGTTGTCGTCCTCCATGTTTTCTTTTAGTTGTTGTATTATTTCTTCGGGTATAAACTCTGCTATTTCTTCCATTAGTTTAGAAGAGATTGTCGACAAGTCGTGAAAGAAGTCTCCCAACAATATTTGAAATTGTACTGTGCTTCCGTATAGTGCCATCACGGCGTCAGAGATGTTTGAACCTCCGATTCCTTCGGGGAATACGGTAGTCTCCAGTTCGGATACTCTACCTTCTAGCATCATTATGGATTTCTGCCTCTCTTCTAGTGTCATACTATGTACGCCTGAATAGCGAGGCTGCTAGCATCCACCCTAGAGGTGCGGAGTTTCACTCCGTGCCTTTTTGCCGCTTGAAAAGCGTTAGCGCGGAGATTTGTAAGTGTTACAGAGAAATCCTCACCTTGCACTAGCAAGCGGGGTTGCCCATCTAACCATTCTTTCCACGGGTAAATAGCAACTCGACCCGCTTTAGTACGGGGGAACTCTTCTAGTATCTTAGCCATTGACTTTCTCTTTTCTTTTTATAGATTCGGTTGCAAGCAAGTTGCCTGCTAACCACGATGCCCTGCGGGCAAAGATTTCTGTGGCTTCCGCCAACGTTATGCAGTAGTCGCCGCTACTGCAATCATAGTATTCTCCGTCGTCGCTGGCTGTGTCCCAAACAACGTACGGGTGGAGAGTCTCCGTGGGTCGGAAAGCGACGACGGTACCAACGTAGTCGCGTAGTCCATTGCCTCCCACGGAGTTGGTCCACATGAGTGGTGTTGCCTGATTATGTATTTTCATCATTCCTCTTCCATCAATAGATCCGTACACGCTTCACACATATACGGTGCAGGTACTCCTGCTGGTGTGCGTACCGCTTTACGGTACGCTCTTATTATTTCTCTGTCCTCCGGGGAGGCTTCAGGGAAAATGTCTTGCACGGCGGGGTTGCCATGCATATACGCTTCGAGTTGCGGGCGATACACTTCTGTATCGCTTGGCTCTTTACACGCTAAACATGAGATACCAATGACGGCGTAGCCGCCGTCTTGTTTTTTCATTTACTTGCCTTTCTTGTTGTAATAATCGGTGACCCAAATGTCAACCGATTGTGTGTCGAACATGAATGTTGCACGGCCACCAGTTTCGAGTATCTGTTTACCCACGACCCGCGGGAAAGGATTCTCGTTGCTGGCGTTGATGCGCCATTTGCGTACCGTGTCGTAGGAGACAAAGTATTTGCGGGCTATCTTTTTGGTAGATATGACTTGACCTGCCATTATAGAAGGCATTATACGCCCATCCCTGCCATTAACAGATCCATTGCGTGCTTGGCGTAAGGAGTTTTACCTTCAACAGCCTGCTGCTTCGCATGGGCAGACCCTTTGGAGAAGTGGTGCTGTTCGGCTCCTTGGATAGCGTTGTACGCTAGCCACGCGTTCCCGAACTGCCCTTCCAACCCCCAAGCATTAACCTCTTTGCGCCAATAGTAAAACATGGATCCTCGTTTACTCTCAACGTTACGCAAAGCCCTGTCGCTGGCACCAAAGTCCACGGGTACGAGTTGGTCGACGATCTTGCGGAACTCTCTGTCCGTGAACGTAATATCGTTCATGATCCTCGCACGGAAAGCGAAACGTTCAGCCTCAGCGACTTGCTTGGCAAGTATCTCAGCCCTGATCTCCACTAAGTCTCCGTGGTTGGTGGTGCGTTTCGCTTTCCACAACGGGGTAGCCCCGTAGAGTTGGTTGTCGCACGATGGTCGCGACATCATGTTGAACACCGATGTAGCCCATGTCCCGTTTAACGAGGACACCCAAACCAGTCGGGGAAGTAGTACATCCCCGCTATGGCCGACATCTATATCGTCTCCGATTTTTTGTGTAAACAATAATTTTTCACCATCACCGTAAACGGTGCATGACTCTGTGGTTGTAGGGAATAGGGATTCCGCTGTGTCTATGACAGTACGGTACCCGTCTTCTCGTTTGTCGTAGCGGGACGAATGCAACCCCAACGCTGTGTTGGTGTCTGTTCGTACCACGAAAACGTGTTTCGGTTTCCCGAAATTTTTCCCTGAGTCGACGCGAGGTACCATAGGTGTGTCAAATTCGCCACCCAAATACATCGCAGGCTTGTATTCCACGGGGAACGTAGCGTCTGCACAGACGTTACGCGCTGACCCCGGCTCTTCAAATGTTACTGTACTCATTATTTGTACTCCTGTTTCATAGGTATATTTTTACGGCTCTTATCGTATACAGGCAGACCCGCCGTGGGAAGGTATGCCGTGATCTGTGACCAGTAGCCCCAGACCTTTTCTTTGGTACCCGATTCGACAGCGTCGAAAACGGGTTCCCCGGATTCCGTGCCTAGTCCGCTGATGCGGCATTGGCGTTCGGATCCTGAGAATGTTTCGTATGTGATTAACTCTCCGATACGGGGTGTACGGGTCATCGTGTCTCCTCGAACATGTCTGAGAGTTGAGCATCGAGTTCATCGGAGAACCCGTACACATCCCACAGGACAACATCCGCTTGACGAGGGAACCGATGCGCTTCATGCGCCCCAAGGCACCGCATCAAGTCGTACACGACGCCCTCGAACCATTCAGCAATGTATGGTTGGTCTAGTTTCTCTTCAGCCATCCAACGCTGAAAGGCATCCTCGAACCCGTCGTCTGAGTCGTACTGATCTACCTGATTTATGCTTGTCATTTCTGTTCTCCTTCGTGAACAGGGCAAGTATCGCCCTGATGATTGTTGGGGTCGTCAGACGTACAGTCTTCGGCCTCCTCCTGTGCATATGCCCAACGGTCAACTACCGTTGAGTCGTCGCCATTCCATTCCCATAAGGCGAGGTCTTCGGCTGCGTCCTGAGACTCAGCCTCAACTTCCACCGTGTCTGCTCTGGTTTCTACCACCTCTACTGTGTATTTCATAACTCACCTTCCTGATATAGGTTTGCCAGCGGGACATTTTCCCGTGGCGCTTCGGTACCGCAAGGCCAAGTAGCATGGGTATGCCACGGCTTGGAGTCGCAGTTCATGCATCTCCCGGAGTCACCATCGTTGACCCAATGATGGGTCTGATAGTTGGCCTCCCGTTCCTCTTTAGTCCCGTCGAATTCAACGGGACGGTTCCAATAGTTCATCCAATGCTCCCTACTTCGTTAGCCAACTGCTGGTAGATGGCTGCGAGGTTACGGTTCGATGCACGGACGGCACTATTGACGGTGGATAACACGTGTTCCTGCACAATTTCTTCCACGATGGGGCGTACAAGTTCCGCTATCTGGGTCGTCACAACCTGTTTGATCTCGCCCTGCACATCATCGTCGTATTCAATGGCGTAGACGATATGCCCGTTGATGTCATCCTCCGTGACGTAACCTGAGCCAGCCAACTCATCGTTGATGACATCACCCATAGAGTAGACATCCACATATTCTTCGTTACGAACCATGTCCATAACGATGTCCGGGTCGTTTTCAATGGCTACACCCATCCGCTCAGCAAGGGCATAACAGGTGACGTACTCTTCCGGGTCTACCTCCGCTTTAACGACAGGCAGGTATGGGGCAATCGCTTCCGCGGTTGCCTTTAATAGGTTTTCTGTTGATTCACTCATACTGTTTCCTTTTCTGTTTCACTAGCCGATTGTTCGGCAAGATCTTTACTAAACTCTTTCGCCTGAGCAAGCCAAGGCTGTAACTCCCATTTCATTTGACGCTTAGCCCACTCACCATCCGTAATGTTTTCCACATTCGTAGACAAACCGATGCGGCGATGCACGATCTCCGGGGTGATCCAACGGTTCCAGTCAGGCTGCTCATTCTCCTGAATGTATTTACACCGTGCGTACCATTTCTCCCAATTCTTTTCCGTCACCTCAGAGAGGCCAACAACCATCGAAAGGAAGATCATGCCCTTCGTGTACTGCCACTCCATGCCTCCCAACCATTCGTGTTCACCATCGAAATCATCAGGGGCATCCACCCATTTGATCTCGTCCCAATCTTTAATGTTTCCTGCATCCCAATTTAAACTCATTGCCTTGCTCCTTCTGTTGTTGTTTTGTATTCGACACTTGCCCCAACCTCACGCACATACACAATGTGGTAGAGTTGCTCCCACTTCTTCACCCAATGCAAAACCTTGTCACGGTCAGTATGGATACACCAATCAGCAGTGTCATCATCGATGACACCCTTGAGTCCACTCGCTAACACAATATATTTCTGCTTAGGTTGATACCCGGACATAATTAACCTACCTTTCTTACGAAGCCAGACGTATCTCGTTTGGCCTTACCCTTAGCCCGCAAACCAACAACAACCCCACGGTCATCCCTAGCACGGTCATCAGACTCATCACCATCCACCACAGGCACCCCATGCCAACTAGAGGGCAACGGCACACCCGGAGGGGTATCAAAGACCACAGCGACGTTCTCGCCAACACGAGAACGCCCCACGATCTTCTGATAAGTGGTATTCTCCGAAGCCGAAAACGTTACGTCCAACACATCGCTAGAACGCCTATCCGGCCACTTCGTATAATCATAAAAGACCACATCGTCCTGCCACATGACAAACAGATTAGGCACAACCCTCTCCCACGGAATGTCGCTAATCACGTTCAACCTCAGAGCAATCTGCCCATGAGCAGCCACAGCCAGATCGACCTCGAACACCAACAGATCCAAAAAGGTCTGGGGGTGTTCACCAAGAAACATGGTTTTCCAAAACCTGCCGTACTGGACGTTATCAAACGTCCCCTTACCAGCAGTATTCAGACACGCCTCACGGCACCCCGGAGTGGAATACCTACACACGCTCCACTTCACCGACAAGTTAGCAGGCAACAGAGACAGCCCATAGGTGGGACGCTCCGACTTCGCTAACTTCGTGTTCCCATTAGGGTCAGTCAGCAGCGGAGGTACCGACCCACGGAACTCTCGTACCACAGCACGAGCAGCACGCAACTCGTCCGCATTGACTCGCCTAACTATTAGGTTTTGCGCCATCAAGTGACGCACCATGTCCTTAGCCATTACGCTACCTCCTTACTTCTTAGAATGTCCCTAACCTCAATAGCAGCAGCAGTCATAGACCGCTGGCTAGTCCCGATAATCTGGGTACCCCAGTCAGTATCACAGGCACGTTCCATCACCCCAACAAACACTGTTTTCTCGGGGTCATGAAACACCTTCAATTGGTAGGACGACTTACCGTCATCCCATTCGTACCCAAAGTCCGTCACTCTCGTGCCGAACTCATTCGTGTAAGTCTTCATTCCTTCTCCCAGTCGTAAGGCGCATCCCGAAGAACACGCACCGAATTAGTCACTGTATAATTCGCATCCTCAATCTCGAAGCCACCGCAAAACCAGCGCACAAAATGCACCATCACGGCACAAGCAAAAGCAGAGGTCAAAGCCAACCAAAGCAAACCTAAAGTATACACTGTGTTATTCCTTCCCTAAACGGGTGCGGACGACATCCAAGTCGTACGAAACTTTCACCCTAGATGAACGACGATGCGGAGCCGAAGCCCCAAGAGGTGTGACCCTCACCGTAAGAGCAGGCATCAACGGGATGCCGATAGCGTTAGTTTCCATCCCCTCGCCGGGATGGAAAACCACCCCGTTGATTAGGATTGTGTCGTCTGAATTATTCACTGTATAACTCGGTTCGCTGGGGGCAGGTGCTGTTCATGGGAGAAGTCCTTTCGTTGAGTAATGACCCTATTGGGCTGATGCCCATTCTAATTGACTATCCACACCTAACCAAATCTATTAGAGGAAATTATTCACTGTATAATTTGCCACACACACCACACTCACCACACACACCACACTCACCACACTCATCTGGGAACTATACAATGTATAATTCATGTAAAGCAAGCCTAACAAAAAATGTAAAGCAAGCCTAACACCCCCGGCTGTATGTACGAACACGCCCCGGCTGTATGTGCATACACGCCCCGGCCAAGGCTTAGACATTTATTCAACAAATCACTAGCATTTACGCTCCGCTTAGAGTACGCTCAAGGGGCGGCAACACCGCCGCCCAAAAAACAAGGAGCCATCATGGCAACCAGCAAAAAAACCACCACCAAAAAAACCACAGAAGAACCCATCTTCTATGAACGGCCAAAGGCCATAACCGAAGCCATCGCTAACCACTTTGAACGGCCATCTGCCGTGGATGACGGAGCCGGACTCTGGAGCCTCTTAACAACGCTCAAGATGACCAGCACCCGCACCACCAAAAAAGACGGTACCGCCCTCACCCGGCCAGTCTTAGAAGTAACGGAGAACGGGCTAACACGCTCATTCAGGGCGTGGTGCGAGAATGAGGGCATGGGTAGCCAAGACCTAGACCTCGGAGCGTTCCTAGCGTCAACGAGTAAATGCCCGGACAACCAAACGGCTAACGACTGGCACAACTGGCGCAGCGGCAACGGCAACCCCTACGGCAACGTAGCAACAATCAGAGAATGGCGACCAACAGTCACCGCAGCACAACAGGCAGACATCCCAAACCTGCCCGGCGTATGGAATGACCTAGCCGATGCCTATTCAGTAGCCCAAGAGGACGGACACAAAAAACCCGCCACCGTCGCCAAGACCAGCGTAGAAAATACTTATGGCCTAGAGGCAGAAACCCGGAGCAACACACCATCCGGCGGGTCATGGGAGCGAGTATGCGCCGAACTGGTCACGCTCTGCGCCGAAGTGACAGCCTGTGACGTAGGCAGCAAAGTACGGAGAGGAGTAACCGAAGCCCTCGCCTACCTATCCCCCGACGGAACCACCACCGCCGAAGTACAAGCAATGCGCAACGTCGCCCTCTTCATCCTTGAAGACTGCGACGCCATCGCCAAGGCTGGTAACTAAATTGACCAAAAAGCAAGACGACCACCTCAAGCGGTTAGGCGTACACCTCACAATGTGCGGCTACAACCCATACACGCAGCAAGGCAAACTTTGCCCCGACTGCCTAAAAAAATTGGAGCAGCAAACATGACAGACATAGCCACGGCATACGACTCAGTAGGCGGAAACGTCCTGCTAGATCGTACGCACCACATGCACCGCATCGGGGTACTCACCGACAAGGAACACGCCTTGCGATGCATCGCCATCTTGCGGGAACGGCTGGCAAGGGTTGACGACTGGAGCGGAGCAGAAATGCCTAACAACTAGCCCCAGCGGTTCGCCCGC